GTATAGTCGCATGGCTTCGTTAATTAAAAATTTTTTTTCTAAAGATGAATTACAAATACTTCAAAAGTATTGTTACAATAAATTAGATGCATCTCAAGATTGGGTTTTAGATCGTACCTCATTTTCTCCTGCATGGTATTATGATTCCTTAATGACTGCCTTGTTAGATATAAAATTACCTTTAGTATCTCAAAAAAGTAAATTGAAACTTTTTCCAACCTATACCTACTGGAGGTATTATGTATTTGGTGCTACTTTATCTAATCATGTTGATAGACCCTCTTGTGAAATATCTGTGACTTCTTGTATAAAAAAATATGATAATTGGCCTATTATAATTGATGGTAAAAAATTTGAATTAGAAGAAGGAGATGCTGTTTTGTATAATGGTTTATTTGAAAAACACGGAAGACCTGGTATATATAAAGGAGAAGGAATGGCACAAGTTTTTTTTCATTATGTAGATAAAAATGGTTTATTTAAACACCATGCTTATGATAAAATGAGAAAAGAAAGTGGCATTGAATTTACTACTGAAGATAAAAAAAATTTAAAATAATGGAAAAAACAGTTAACATAAATAACTTTATTGGAGTATATGACAATTATATAACTCCTGAGGAATGTGATAAAGCAATAAAACTTTTTGAAGATCAAAATAAATTTAACAAAACATTCAATCGTCTTTCGTCAGAAAAAACAAATATATTAAATAAACAAGATCAACAATTTTTTGCTAATCAAGAAAACATAAATGTTTGGTGGCAAGAACTTAAGTCAATGATGGTTAATTATGAAATAGCTTTTAGACATTATGTTTCGAATACTGGTGCTCAAACAGCTTACGACAATAATTCATTTCACTTTACTAATGTAAAGATTCAAAAAACACTACCGACTGAAGGTTATCATGTTTGGCATATTGAACATGGATTAGGTTATGAAAATGAAGCAAGGGCTTTTGTATATAGTATTTATTTAAATGATGTAGAAGAAGGTGGTGAAACTGAATTTTTACATTTTTCAAAAAGAATAAAACCTAAAAAAGGTAGAATAGTTATTTGGCCAGCTGCTTTTCCGTATGTTCACAGAGGGAATCCGCCTTTATCAGGTGAAAAATATATTTTAACTTCTTGGATGAATTTAAGGTAATATAAAATTATGAAGAATAAGAAGTAGGTCTTGAACCTTTTTCTGACTCATCTCTATCGTCTGCATCCCAATCAGCTTGTAATTTAGCTAAGTGAGCTGCGTCCCATTTTGTAGTAAATTGACTTATGTCTCCTAATACAGAAGCATCATAAGCTGAATGTGGAGTTTCATCTCTATATTCTACTTCATCAGTAGAGACAGTAGAACCATGTTGAATAGCCCAAATGTTTGACCATTTAGAATCTGACCAGAAAGCATCATCATTGATTGTATATGCATTTCCTGCACCATCACCAGATTTTTTAATGATTACTTTGTCGTCCATTACTATTGTCCAATTTGCGTTATTTGCCATAATTTTTCTCCTAAGTCTTAATTATATATATTACTGCTATATAGGGTTGTAAAACCGATGTTGCATCTCCAGCAAAGTTTGCACTCATGTTGTGAGAGTGACCATCGCCAGATCCAGTACTTCCTGTACCTGTAGGTGATCTAGACGGGTTAAAATCTCCAGCACCAGAAGGTCCGCCACCAAAAGGTCCTGCTCTAACATCAGAGTGACTGTGTGATGCAAGTTGTGCAGTTGTTAAAGTTGCATTTGCTGTAGAACCCGCAACGTTTCCAGTGGATGTTACTGTGTTTGCTCCACCAGTAGATGCTAAAGCTTTGTTGTTAGATTTTCCAACAGCTACGTTATCTTGTAAATCAGGTAAATTGAAAGTTGATGCACCGTCTCCAACTCCATAAGTTGTACCTACAATAGCAAATAAAGCTGAGTAAGTTGATCTTGAAACTGCTTGACCATTACATTCTAAAAAACCTGTTGGTATTGATGCAGAAGACCATGGCACAATAGTAGCCGTAGGAATTCCTTCGATACCTGTAAGGTTTGCTCCATCAAAATCGTATTTAGTTGCTTCGTAATTTGACATATTATTTCTCCGTGTAAGTCCATCCTGTTGTAGCATCTCCCGAATATACTAATCCAAAAGCTGCACCTTGAGTATTAACAACAAGATCAGATGCTGCATTAGCTATATTAGAAGAGTTTCTACCAACAGTCAATGCGTTAGTATTGAAATCGTAACCTTGATCTACAAAATGTACTTCATCTCCTGTAGCAGGGGACGCAGGGAGTGTTACTGTTACTGCTCCACCATTTGTATTTACTAAAAGTTTAGCGCCAGCTTGAACTGTTTCTGCTGCTGAAACTGCTCTCCAGTTTCTTTGTTCAGATAATTTTACAACATTTGTTCCATCAGAATATAATGTGTAATTATTTCCTTCACATAATAATACACCTGTGCCGGATGCAGTTTTAAAAGTTAAAGTATTTCCCGCATGATCACATGCATCTTGTACTTGGTAAGTTTTTTCAATTGAATTTGGAATACTAACAGTAAGGTTAGAAGCTAAAGTTCCTGTTAATTTAATAACATCATTTTTACCATTGGATACTGCACCATTAGTAAAAGTTAAAGATCTAGCAGCATTGGTAATATTAAAAGTAGTAAAACCACCAATTGCTTGTTCTAAAATTAAAAGGTTAGTATTTGTAATTTGTCCCCAAGTTCCTGAATTTTCTCCAGTTGCTTGTACTGTAAGTTTTAAATTTGCTGATGTTGAATTCGCCATATTAAATTCCTTATATCGTTTATTTTATAAAAATAAAGAGAAAGTGTCAACTCTTTATGCAACGACTTCCCTCCATCCAGGAGGATCTATTGGGGCAGAACCTGTATTTATTTCGTTCCAAATAAGAGCATTACCACTTCCTACTGTTGTAGTCAACCCAAAACCATTAAAAGTTACTGTAATATCTGTAAATGCAGATACAGAAGCAAGTCTTGCTAACAGAGCATTTCCAGTAACATTAACTGGTGTATTTAAATCTATTGTTTCATTACCTAAATTAGCACTTAATCCAAAACCTGTTACACTAGAAGAAACGTCTCCTTGCATTCCAATGGTACCTAAAGCACCTATCATAAAGTTTCCGGCTACTGCTGCGTCAGGTGCAGGATCAACTTGACCTAAAGTTAATTGTGCTACATTTAAAGTATTTGCAATAATAGTTGCATCACCAGTAACTTCTGTTGGAGATCCTAAAGCTGCAGTTAATCCAAAACCTGTTACACTTGCTTGTATAGAATCACCAGCATCACCCCAATCAAATTCTCCCCATCCAAGTCTACCCCAACCTTCATTATTAAATGCTTCAACAGTACCAAGACCCATAGTGGCTCCGATACCAACGGCCATTGCATCTGGACCTGCATCAACTGTTCCTAAATTATTTGTAAGTGCAAAACCTGTTGGACTAACTTCTGCACGACCTGTTGCAGTTATAGTTCCTAAACCTGCGGATAAAAGTAAATTTGTATTTGATAATTCGCCAGTGTTTGCATTAGCTGTTACAGTAACACTACCTAAAGCAAATGTTCCTGAAACACCTGTAGGGATAGTTGTACCGGCTATGCCCCAACCTTGAAGACCCCATTCTTGTCTACCCCAACCTGTATTAATTTCTGTTGAACTTGACTCGTCTCCGAGTGCTGCAGACATACCAAACCCTGTAGGGACAACTGTTGCATTAGCATTATCCCCCCATTGGTTTTGACTCCAAGAGCCGGTATTCCAAGTTCCTGATGCCATAGGAGTTTACCTCCTAATTAACCAGAGATTCTTAAAATCGCTGCTGTTGATGTTGGTGCTGGAAACTGAACTGTAAACGTACCTGAAGTAGCTGTTTTATCTCCTCCAAAATCTAAAACACAAACTGCAGAGTTAGTAGTAGCAGATGATGTGTTGTAAATTAAAGCTCCTCTTGCTGTCAGAGTAACGTTTTGAAATGACAGGTCAGCAAAATCTGCCCTTGCAACACCAGCTGTTAAAGAAGTTGGGTTGTTAACAAGTGCGCCGCCACCAGCTGAATAGTTTGCTGATGTAACTTCGTTAGTTGGTGCACTAGTTAATAGAGAAGTTGTTGCTGAGTTTAGAGTAGCTGAAGAAGTATAAAGAGCTAACTTATATTTATCACCACCAGTTTGTTTAAAGTTTGAATCACCTTCTAGTAGTAACTTTTTAAAGTTGTTTGCAATTGCTTGTGTTATAGCCATAATTTATTCTCCTATTTACCTATACGAGGAACACCACTTTGATATTCATCTCGTCTTCTTCTTCCCATTTGTTCAATTGAGAAGCCTTCTACCACTTGTTTATACTTTTGTTCGTATAATTGCAAGAGGTCTTGTGGCCCTTTTAGAAAACCATAAGCCTCGACAAGGCATGCATACAGAAGTCCATTGGGAAAGTTTGTACTTATATATGTTGTTGTATTTGTACTCGATAATCCGGGATCTTTCAAGATATAATTTAACTGAATTATATAAGTTTGATCAGGAGTAGGAGCTACAATAATTTTGTTTTTGTCCCACCAACTATAATATTTTGGCACTCCAGTCACAGCAGTTGGGTTAAATTCAGACATAAAACTTGTGTCTCTCCATTGTAAAAAATCTCTTTCTTGATTAGTATTTCCATCAGCTAACTCAGAATCTACAATCTGAGCAGATCTAATAATTAGAGCATCTGTAGGAGTGTCAATAAATCTTGTAGAAGCTATTAAATTTGCCGTTGCATATCTTCTATTATTATCAGAATCTACATCTCTAAATATTCTAAATTCAGCATCTAGTATAATACCATTTAAAATAGTATCGGTAAATACAGTTGATCCAACTTCTGTGTAATCTATGATTTTTGTTTTTAATTCGTCGTATGTCATAATTATAAATTTGTACTTGTGAAGTTATTATTAACAGGACCTGCAAGACAATTCAAGCCTCCTCCTGGTCCATATACATCTAAAAACAAAGTGCCTTCATCATTCTCTTTTAAATTATAACTATTAGCAATAGTTATTGTTGAAGGTTGTCCTGCTTGACTTTGAGTTGTTTCATTTAAAGAATCAACTAATCTTGCTCCAAATATCTTGGCTCCGGCATCATGAGAACTAGCTGTAGTATTTTTAGGACTAACTCCTCTAAATGGAGCGTTAGTTCCTCTAACTAAACCTGATAATACTTTTGTTCCAGAATTATAAGCAGTGTATTCCATTACTTCATTTTCAAAAAATCCTGTTGTAGAATTTATTTTTTCAATAACTACATAACCACCATTTGTATAAAAACCAAGATCATCAACTACAGTCATAGAAGTATCTGTAGAAGTTATGTTAGAAGCTAAGGTAGTTGATAATTCTAATTCTTGAATACTTTTTTGAAGAGCAGTTGTGCTTGATACTAAATTAGATTTTATACTCATTAACCTCACTACATCATTTACTAATATTCTACTGTTAGGTTGAGTTATAACATAAACAGAACCAATACTAATATTGTTTGTAGTAATAGGATTTTCTTCTAATAAATCTGGAGTAGGTAAAGGTGCAACTTGTGGTCTTGCTTTTTCTAAACCTTGTGGATCAGCAACAAATGGTCTTGGTTCTAATTGTGGTTGTTTACGTTCGAACTCTGAGTAATGTACAAACGCACCATTCCATTCTGTTACCATTTCTCTCCACGGAAAAGCTAATCCGCTTCGGTCAGAGATTGCTAAAGCGTGTTTCCCTTTTGCAAACTTTGCCATTATATATCTCCTACTTTAACATCTAATGCTTTATCTATATTGTTATTTTTTTCTGTTTTTGCTAATTTTGCAAAATCTTCTAGTTGCATATTAACCTCATCTGCGTTTGCAGGTGTTGATTGTAATACCATTGTTAAGGTTGCGACTGGTAAACTAGCTAGTGTATTTAAACCTTTCATTGCTAAAGGAGTTAAACTTCCGGCTCTTGCTAAAAAAGTTTGAAATAAATTTTTTTTTGCTTTACCAAGTGAATCATCATCTAAAATTACTTCTAAACTATTTCCACCCAGTTCTTTATATTTTGATAGCGGTATTTTTAAAGACTTAACAGTACCTTTTAAATCTCTAATAAGATCATTATTTGTTAAAGAACCGCCTCTAGCTATATGTTTTGCAAACTCTTTGTCTGGAGTAAAATACCTACCACTTCTTTCACCAAAACCTTTTGCCATTTCAGATCTTGAAGGAGCTTCTCCTCTAAAGATTTCAATTAAATCTTCTATCCCAGCCATTAGATCTCCGGATAATAAGTTTTAGGTGATATGTAAACACTAGAAGATGAACCATCTTCAGCTAATGCTCTTTGTAACTCATCTTCGTAAAGTAATTTCATTTCTTGAGTTCGTTGAGGAGCTTTCTTTTGTGATACATAATAAGCTAAACCTGCACACATACATGGTACAAATCTATTAACAACATCTGCTTCATTAGTATATTTACCTGCATCTTGTAATCTTTGTAAGTAATAAAAGAAAACAAAATCTCCAACTTGAGAAGTTCCTGGAGTTAAATATAAAGTAACTGATACTCTATCTATAAATCTTTGTACCCAATATTGAGAAGGTTGACCTGTAGCAGTTTTATTTGAAAATGCTGAATACTGTGATCTGTTTACTTTAGATAAAGGTGAATCTACATTAGCAGAAGTTCTGTAACTAGATTCTAAAAGATCAGATGCCATATTTATAAAATTATTTACAGAATCATTTTGTGCATGAGAAGCAGCTGTTGTATCATCAATTCCTCTATCAGCTGTTGATGCAACAATTAAATTATTTCCTGAAATAGAACTGTATTGAATTATTTCATTATTAATTTTTATTTTACCTGAAGCAGGCATCTGGGCTACAGAAGCAACAGGAATAGTTAAAGTCGTTGCGATAATAGCAGATGTTAAAGTAGTTGTAATTCCATCTGATGTTCCATCACTTGGTGATCTATAAATTACATATTCGTTTTGACCATTAACTAAACTAAATGCATGTTCTCTAACTTGCCAAAAATGGATACCTCTGTTGTCCCATTCTTGAAGCATTATGTTTAATGATCTTCTAGCTGAACGCAGGTCATTACCTGAGTAATCAAAGAAACCTAATCTTTCAAAAGCTTCAGTTATAATGTCGTCTATCGAGAATGTTTTCTCGAATGTAGTTGTGCCTGAAAAAGCCAAGTTGCCTCCTACGAGTTACTTCCGCCGCTATGAAAAACAGTTATAGCTGTAATCTGTTCAGTAGTAAATCCAGAGTAAACATCTGTTTTAAATAAAATTGGTACAGGGAAATTAACTGTCATATCATGGATATGAGCACCCTTATTTAATTTTACTTTTGATGTTCCACTTGATCCACCATCTTTAAGCTCTAAAACTCCAGCTTGGTTAGGACCAGATATATGAACTCCATATACTCTAGTTCTTCCACTCTGAACAGTTTTAGTTTCAGTAGTTACGTTGGTTGCAACTCCATCAATTGCTGATCCGAATGTTGACATAATTTTTATCTCCTAAAATTTACATGTGGGGCCGAAGCCCCACACTAATTATTTATTACGTATCGCTAAATGGTGTAACAATAGTTCCTGATCCTAAGATCAAAGTATTGTGTACCAAGTATTGAGCAGTTTCTAACGCTGTAACTTGAATTACAGATCCAACGATCCCACCTGTAGTTGTTCCATTCATAGAAAGAACATCATTAGATGCAGCAGGGAAGAAAG